CACCAACACCAATTATCCCTACAGAGTCTGATTTAATTACTTGTATATTTATTTTAGAAAATCTTTCTTTTAAAATTAAAGCGGATATTAATCCTGCTGTTCCTCCTCCTACAATAGTTATAGTTTTAAACATAAGGTTTCCCTAGTGACCACATTACTAAAGAGTATCTACTTCCTTTAGTAACTGGGCTAACTTTATGCCACATAAAAGAAGGAAAAACTATAAGTGTTCCTTTTTGTCTTTCTTTTTCAAATTTTATTTTATTACTTCTTTTCTCTCCTCCTTCATTATTTACAAAATCCATCCAAAAATCTCCCCCTTCATAATCAAAAGAATCACTTAGTTGAGCTGTCATAGATAATTTTCTTATTTTGTTTTCGCTATTTTTACCATGAGAGCTATCATAAGGTTTAGGATTAGCATCTCTATGCCATGTGTAATGTTGATTTAATTTATATTTAGTAAATTGAGGAGCCTCAAAATGATCTATATAAAAATTCCAACCAGCTCTTCTATTGGCTTCTTCAACATAAGGACATATTTCTTTATATATCCACTTTTCATTTATAAAGACAACATTTGAATTTCTTGTTTTTTGTAAGTTTTTTAATTGACGTGCGGTAAGTTTTTTTTCATCCCGCTCTTTTTCTCCATAAGTTACAGCTACTCTATCTTGTAGACTCTCACCATATTTTACAACTTCATCACAAAACCTTGGAGTCAAGGCTTCTTTAAATATCCATACGTAATTCTGTAAATTCATATACTTTCAATAATTGAAAGTACTACAAAAAACTTTCTTTGTCAATTAGTCCAAATTAATTCTTATAGGGATTCCCAGGCACTGCTTGAATTATTCCATTTATGATCATTTAAATTGTGATCTGAAGCCACCCAAGTACCTTCACTTGTGCTCCAAGTAATAACATATTTTTTTTCAGTTCCACCATCATCATAAGTTGTCACTGAAGGAAAACTTATAGGTGGGTCATAACTAAAAGTTGAATTATTTAAATTCCAGTCTGAATACGGTTTAGGTGGTAAAAAAGCATCTAAAGATTCGTCATAAGTATAACCTACCCCTGCATAATTTCCTCTAAACATTTTACCTTGATCATCAGCTTCAGTTCCATCTGTATTATAATATTTTCCTTTTAATGTGTTATACGAAGTTCTTAACCATGTTCCTGATAAATTTAAAGTATTGTTTATATAGTCTTGTCCAGAAGCATCATTTTCTACATTATCCGCATTAACACAATTGCTATCTGCAATAACAATTATTCGCTCTACAACTTTAGAACCGTTTATTTTACAAAAATGAGCCATGACATTATTGGTAAGTGTAACTAACAATTACAACACCAGATCCTCCTGCTCCACCTGAATACGCAGTATTAGGGCTTACTTCAGTAGCGCCGCCACCGCCGCCACCTCTATTAGCACTTCCAGCCGAGGCATTAGTATTACTTCCACCGCCTGCGCCTCCACCGCCAGGTCCGCCATCACCTCTCGCTGGTGCTGATCTACCGCCTCCTCCGCCGCCTCCGGCGTAGGTTGTACTTGATACTGGATAACTTGTTCCTGGTCCACCATTCTCATTTGAAGAAGCGGCTCCGTGACCGCCGCCACCTCCGCCTGGATCTCTTGGGCCAGGGCAACCATCATTTCCTTCTGGTGGTGAGTAGCCACCTGCATTACCTGTTCCACGAGTTGCCCCTGCTGGTGTGTGACCAGTTCCTCCTCCAGAACCTCCTGGGTTTGCGTCTTTCCAAGCTCCTGGTCCTCCAGAACCTCCTCCAAAACCTCCTCCAGAGGATGTGTAATTGATTGCAGACGAGTCTGAACCATTAGCTCCTGTTGCAGGGGGAGAGTTAGCTCCACTTCCAGCAGCTCCACCTCCCCCTATTGATATAGGGTAAGTAGCTGCTCCAACTGGAACACTACTTAATGTACGCATTCCACCAGCTCCTGCTCCGCCGCCAAGGTTTCCGCCTCCTCCG